TTGGAGAGTTGGTTGATCGCTGCTTCGACTGCGAGGCGGGCCTCTGTGTAGCCTTCGGTGAGGCATTTGGCGCTGGTTCCGTTTGAGTGAATTGCTGGGAGGATCATGTTTTTGGTTGAGTTGGTCGTCGGGTTAATTCCCTCCGACGTGAAAACTCTCTCCGATTGCCGACCCGATGTAAACACAAATGCGTATTTTGTCCTCCTGCTTCCCTAAGCCGTTGCAGTTGCGCCAGTTAAAACAAATCAAATGTTGGCGACGGATGTGGAATCCGCGCAAAAGAAAGCCCGCGCAGCGGTAAATCCGCTCGCGGGCTTGCGGTTAGCCTCAGCCCTCACCGCCGCATGGTGCTGCGAGCGGAGCGGAGTTCGTGCGCGGTGGCAAGGGTGTAATTGCGTGGGCAATACTTGTATCCGCTGCGGTCATACGTCGAGCGCGTCAGGTGTATTTTCCGAGGATGAAATGGTAGCGGCGATTGCCCGTCGTGCGGGTTCCGCCGTCGCGCGAGTAGATCACGAAGCGGGCGTTGGTTGAACTCGAACCGGTGTCGAAATCATAAACGCCGAGGTAGTTCGTATCATAAATCTGGATAAGCCCCCAGTCTGGCTTCGCCGTGAATCCGCGATTGGTAATGTCCACGTCGAGGTCATAGTTCCCTGAGGACACCGTGAAGTTAAATACGTCGCTGCCTGCGTAGAGCGCGAGCTGCGCGCGCGGACTCGTTGCGGCTGCGGGAGCGACGATCAGCGAGGCGGCGCGGGCGGTTGCTAGCGTTGCCGACCCGTCGCTGATTGTTACTGAGGTTAAGGCTGCGGTGCCGCCGGTGATGTTCACAGCGGTTTTGTTTTGCAGCGACATATCGCCGCCGATCACCGCCGTGTAAGATGCGATGTTGCCAGCGTAATGCCATGCCGACGCCGTTCCGGAACGATTGACTGCGCGAATCCGCACATGGCCATTTTGCACATCTACCCGATAGTAGTCGAAAAACGGTTCTCGGGTCTGATAAAGTCCCGCAGTTCCATTGGCAGGGAACCAGATGAAATCTACCGCAGCATCCGTGTTTGTAGTGGTTGATTTGATTTCAAAATACGCAAAATCCTTATCGCTATTAACCGACCAAGAAACGTGAGCGCCGAAGTAGAGACTGCTAACCGCCCAAGTTAAAACAGCGGGAGCTTTTGAGCTTATCGCTCCATCGCTAGGCGTCGTTGGCGCCGTCGTGTTGCTTGGCGCAGTCTGACTCAGCGCGGTCGATAGCTGCGAGATCGCCCCCGAGAACGAAATCCCGCGCGCTGCGAACTGGTAGGATTCGCCAACGGTCAGATCGTCAATCGACACCGCGTAGGACACCGACGACGCGATTTGATTTCCAACGATGTAATCGCTCGCGCCCGTGCGCCGGTAGAGGACATCGAGAGCGACCGCGCCAGACGGCAGCGGTGGAGCGGTCAGCGAGACGCGCGCGAATGAACCGCCGTCGCTCGACAGATAGACCGTCGTGCTGATGAGCGTCGGCGCTGCGGGCTGGTCTGGCGGCGTCGGGTCGATAGGCCCAGCGGTGATGACCGATGGCGTCGCTTGGACGTAGTTGGTAAACCCCGACACGTTCTCCACGCTGTCGTAAGCGTTCAGCCAGTAGTAATACGTCGTCCCGATGTCCACGTCCGTGTCCACGAATCGCGACGCGCGCACCTCGGCGATTTTGCTGGTGATCGAGGTTAGAGGAGTGACTGCGGTGGTCCTGCGGTAAATGCCGTATTCCGAAAAATCGGGCTCGGTGTTGTCGTTCCAGTCGAGGGAGACGGCGCGGCCCGTGCCGACTACGGCGGTGAGGCCGGTTGGGATGCTTGGCGCGGTGGTGTCCTTGACCGGCGTGGTCGTGGACACCGCCGTGTAGGTCGAAGACGTGTTAAAGAAGCTCTGCGCGTAGAGCCGCACGTTGTAGCTCGTCCCGATTCGCACGTCGCTGGAAATGAAGTCCAGCGTCTGGTCGCCGTCCACCGTCGCCCACGTTAGATACGTCGTCGCCGTGCCCTCCTTGTATTCGATCACGGTCTTGCCCCCGCTTGTGACGAACTGGTCGTTCGGCGCGCTCCACGCCACTTTTATGCGCGGGACCACCGTGCCGTCGGCCTGAATGAACTGCGTCGTTCCGTCTGCGGTGAGCGTGAGATTGCTCGGCGCAGTGATAGAAAACGGAGACGGCAGTGTCGTGTTCGGTGCGCTCTCGACCGCGACTTCGTCCGCCACGTCCCAGTCATAAACAGTCGAAGCCGTCTCGCGTAGTTGAAGCTCGATGACAGGAGTCGGCGGCGTGCCGTCGCTCGAGAGCGACCACGCGATGACCTCAAACACTTTGGACGAGAAGCCGAGGTTTGCGTTGGTCAGATTCACCGTGTCGCCCGCGCGCAACTGCATCGCGGTCAGGTTGAACTTCGCGGTGAAGATGATTTCCTCGCGCGCCTGCCGCAGGTTAATGCGTGCGATGCGCTGCGCCGCGCTGCTGCTCGTGGTGAACGGCAGGATGACATCGCGCCAGTGATAAACGCCGTCATCCGCCGCCAAGTAGGTTGCGCTTGTGATCTGCGGGAAGTCCGCCGCCGCCCACTGATTCTCGGAGGAGATAAACGTGCCCTTGACTGCGTTCACGCGGTCGCGCGCGCTGAGTCGAGTCGAGACCGTGAAGCCGCCCGCCATGTGCGACTCGTCGAGCGTGATCGCGGGCGCGCGATAGGCTGCCGCATAGACCACGACCTGCCCACCGCTGTAAGCGATCGTCCCGCCCATCGAGGAGAGGATTTGCCCGATGATCGAGTCAGGCGTCGAGGACGTGACGGCCTGCCCGTTGCACTCGTAGCGGTTCTCGTAGACCGTGGGGCTCGTTGGCTTGATCTGGACTTGCTCGTTGCAGACAGCGGCTGCGGCGATGACCGAAGCGTCATCAATTTCGCTCGTGTCCATGCCCATCCCGAGATCGGCGTCGGTGAGATAGTCGCGCAAGCAAAGCGCAGGGTTCGCGCTGTAAGTGGTCGCGAGCGTGCTCGGGTTGTAAACCTTCTTGCCCTTGACGATGCACGAAATGTTCGGGATGCCGCCGACGAAAATCTCGTTGGAGAAAGTGAGCTTGCAGTAAATGTAAGCGATGCCCCGCAGCCGATGGTCAGAATCCCAGCTTCCGCCGACGCCTGATACTCCACCCATGTCGTCAGACAAAACGGTGTCGTAGGTCTGCGTGGTCGTCCCCAGATACTTGTGAATAAGCGAACCGGTGTAACTTGCCGTCGCTTGGTATTTCCCTGTCGCGTAGCCAGTCAATGCGCCTCCTTCCATCACGCGGTCTTCGTTGAAATACACGTCGCCAATTTCCTCGACCTCGTGGCCGGCCAAAGTCACGACGATGTGCAGATACTCGTTCTTGGCTCCACTCGTCGCGAGGAAGACAACGGTGCCCGACACCTTCGCTTGCCCGTAAATTATTTGCCGCGGCGACGTCGGGCTGCGCGTCATGATTCCACGATCGTTCAAATCGGCCATTGACGGCATCTTCGGCGAGAGGAGGCGCGCCACGGCCATGTTTGCCGCGATAATCGAAGCATAAACCACCGCTGTCGCAACCGCGTTGGCGACGGCGTAGGTCGCCCCCATCTCCATGATTATTTCCCCGACGAAAATGATAAACGCCTCAATCATTATGGTTCTTCGTTTAAGGGTTCATCTCTTCCGCCCGTGCGGAACGCGGTCGCGTTGGCGTTGCCCCAGTAAATCACCTTGTCCTGCAATCCCGCGACGTATTCCAGCCCTGTATCCGCTGGGTATCTGCGCAGTTGCTCCTCGTGCGTGTAGCGACTTTCGCGCGTTCGCTGGAAATCAACGAGCTTGCTTTCGACTGCGATTCCGATGGTCGCTTGCTTCCCGTCGTTGGAAATCACCATCGTGTCCATCCGCCCAGAGAAAATCGTGATCGAGTCGATGACCGCGCCTGTGTCCGCGTTCAGCGTGCCGAATCGCACCGACGCCGTGCGCCCTTGGTAATCTTCATCGAGAGCCGCCGCGACGAGATCGTTGGGCACTCCTGTCAGGTCGATACTCAGCCCGCGCGCCGACAGGTCCTCTGTTTCCTCAATGGTCGAGATTGAGGAGAACGCCCCGAGTCCCGCATAGGTCACGCTGCCGATCGTGATCGTGCCATAGCCCGTCCAGTAGCGCACCGAGCCGTCGTCGAAATCCAGCGAGGTCGCGAAAAACGGGTTGAGTTGCGCCGCCGTCGTCGAGGCGAGGAGAGGAGCAGGAATTGTGCGGCTCATGTGTTGATCGCCTCAAAGATCGAGAAGTTCAGCCCATACTTTTTCGCCGTGTCGATTGACCAGTCGCACGTCGTGGTCCCGAGGCGGAAGACGCCCACGGCGTTGCTGTAAACGATCGCGGTGTTGTCAGGGTAGTTGGTGCGTAGGAGCGGGAAGATTTCGTAGGAGGTCGCTGTGGGCGGGTCGCCGTTCACCTTCGTGATCTTGTGCAGCTTCGAGCTGCTGCCGGTCCCGAGCTGGATGTAATCACCGACGGCCCACGAGCCGACGCCGGTGTCCACCGTGAGCGTGGTCGTGTTCGCGACGTGCGCCCCGTTGAGCTGCGGGCTTCCGGTCATCGTGCCGCGCTGCGTCCCGTTCGCGTAGTCGCGGAAATAGAACGTCCCGCGCGCCGCCATAATCAGGAAGCCGATGAGTTCCTCGGCGTCCGCGCGGTTCATCGGCGGGCACTCGACGTCGCCGCTGAGCATCGTGCCGGTCCAGTTGTAAGACTGACTCGAAAACGTGAAAGGCGAGATGTTGCGGGCGACCGCGCTGATGGCCGAGAAACGCAAGGAGGCGATGCGAATCGCTGCGGGAGGGGTGAGAGGATAGGAGATGGCCATAAGCGTCTAGGAACTCAAGCAAACGCACTGCGATACGAACCCCCGCGCCGCACCATGTCGGGAATCTCGGCCTTGAGCCGCCGCCGCTCTTGTTCGAGGATAGGCACCAGCTCGGCGCGCGAGACGCCCGCGGCGATGTTGTAGTTCACCGTCACGCCGCCCGATCCCCCGCCGCTGCTGCCCATTGCGCCGTTCGGCACGATGCTGCCCGAGGAGCTGGGGACGAATAGCTCGGGGCCTTTTTCGCCGACGACGTAGGGTGAACCGGCGTTGACGGGTCCGCCCATTGCGCGAGCGCCGAAGCCCTTGAGGATTGCGCCGCTGATGCCCGCCGCAAGCGGAGCGGTCACGGTCTGCTGAAACACCATCCGCATCAAATCCATGCCGAGCGACCGAATGACCTCGCCGAGTTTTTGGCCGCTGAAAATTGCGTCCTCGAAACCGCTTGCGATCATGCTGCCCGCGTTGCGTGCGATGATTTGGAGATCGGTTTCAATTACCTTACGCTTGCCGAGGAGTTCGTTGTATTCCCCGAGCTTCATTTTCAACTCATCCATCATTTGAATGTCACGCGGGCTCGCGGTGGTAATGTCGAATGAATTGATTTTGTCCCCGAGCGCGGCCTTTAGACTAAGCAATGCCCGTTCCTTTTCCTTGATTGCAGCGTTGTTCTTTGTCTGTTGTTCGGTTTCGGAAAGTAGCGACATCGCATAATCGGCTTCGGTTTTTGCAACTGCACCCATCGCTTCGTCCATCGACTTGAAAGCTGCGTAGGCCTGCTCAGCCTTCGACTTTTGCAGCTCGGCAATCCTTACGCCGCGCTCTGCGTTTTTCTCGGCGTCAACCGACTTGTCGCTTTGCTCTATCTCTAGATTGATCTTCGCGATTTCGTCACCGATTGCGGCAAATTTCACAGAGTCCGATGCGCCGATCATGTCGATTGAATCGCGCACGTCATCGGCCTGCTTCTTGAGCTTTTCCAGTTCAGTGGAAATGCGCATGGCGCGCGCCTCTACTGCGGACGCTCCGGTATCTGCACCCGAAAACACTCTAGCGACAGCTCCGATGCCCTTCGCTATCGTTGACTGCAACTTCATCATCGCAACATCGACGAAGTTTGTCGCGACGGTTAGCGCATCCAAATCTTCAGCCGACAGACCGAGTTTCTTCGCATTCTTTTCCGCATCCTCCATTGCCGAGTTCAGCCTTCTCGCGCCGCCTATTGCCGCGGAGAATCCGAAGAAAGTCGCCATCCCTGTCCCGACGATCTTTGCGGTCGAGTGCAGCTTGGTCAGAGAGTTCTGTGCGCTCGCAAACGCCGCCCTCGTCGCATCAACCGCTCGCAGTGTGAATGTAGCTTCAGCCATGATGTTTCGATTTCCGGTTTTGGTGCTCTATGTAAACGAGCCAGCCGTTCAATTCCTGCGCTGGCATGGCGAGAATCTCGTAGGCGCATTTGTGAAGCCTATCAGCGAGAGCATACACGGTCAGGAAGTCGCCCGCCTCTCCGCCGTGAATCAGTTTTTTAAGTCGTCAGGCCTCGGCCCGTTTTCGGCCAGAATGGCGTTGGCGATGCGTCCCACGACGTTGCTGTCGGCCTTGTTCAAGAGCGTCGGCTTGTGCTCGATCGTGAACAGTTTCGCGCCGTGTTCGTCGGTCGCTTTCATTATCAAGATGTCCACGAGGAGCTCCATGTCGTTCTCTTTGCTGCGACGATAAAGCCGGTTCTTTTCGCCGAGCGTGACCGGCGATGCGTGGACGACGAGCTTCCATTCGGGCACGTCGATTTTGCGTGTGCCGAGTGATGCGAAGTGTTCTCTGACGAGGTCGATTGCTTCCATGTGTTGTGTGTGTTTTGTTGTTACAAAATTAGACGCTCGTCACTGTCAGCACCCCATTTCCCTCGAAGGAAATCGCTCCCTCTACGAGGCCGTCAAAACTGGCGGAAATGTCGAATTTGGTCACGATGGCCGAGCCTGTGTAATACACATCGCCAGCGGTTGCGCCCTCTGGGTAGAGGTTGAGCGTGACCGAACTGCCGATGGTGATCAGAAGTTGGCCGGCGTCGGTCTCATCCCAATAGAGATCGCCCGAGGCAGACCACGTTTTCATGGTCGCGAGCCGCGTGCGGTAGGTGTCGCCGATTACTGAATCCTCGACGACATCTGAACTATGGCTGAGCGCATAATTTCTGAGCTCGGCTATGGTGGTGCTGGAGATCTTGACGAGGCCTTCTCGCCCGAGGTGGTTTGCCATGTTAGTCGGTGGTTAGATAGATGCAGTTGAATGTATGCCGAGCCGTCCCGAAGCGTTTGTCTTCATCGGGCTCGATAACATAGTCCACACTGTTAAGATGGAGATCGCGGCACTGCCCCCCGAGCGTCACGTCGGCCAAGACTGCGGCCTCGACCGCTGCCGAGCCGGTGTCGAAAAGGTCGTCGATTAAATAGGTTCCGCTTTCGGCGGTGAAGTAATCCACGATGAGCTGGAGCTGCCGGTATTGCGTCCGGTTGCTCGGCCCGAGCGTGCGCACCTCGATCTGCTCGCTGACCGCATAGACGGCGGCGGCGGGAAAGGAGATGCTGGCGATCGTGTTGTTGCGCCCGCGAAGAATGTTTGCGGTGGGAACGACGAGCGCGCCGGTGAGTGCGTTTGCCGTCGCGGTGCGGATGTTGGTGCGTGTGCTCATGTTTCTTTTGGTATCACCATGCCGCCCTTTACTTTTGCGAATCCGAGATTGACGGCACGGTTTGCGAGGACGGCACGGTATTTGGAGATCGTGATCTTGTAGCGAATCTTCAGAGCCGAATCTACCACGCGTTGCAGGTCGGGAATCTGGTTGCCGGTTGTCCGAGCAACCACGAACGGATTCGCTCCAAATTGCACCTGAGCGTTTCCAGCCTTTGCCATGTGCTTGCGAATCCACGACGGCACGCGAACGCCGCACGCCATTGCCGCAGCGGCGAATCCAGCCTTTGCAAGTCCGACCTTTTTTTGCGTGTGTTTCAGATATGCGTTCGCCGCCTGCTCCGAAACCCACATCTGGTCTTGCACCGCCCAGCGTCCCACCAGACTCCTCGTGACTTGCTTCCGCCTTCCGCGCTCGGTTCGGTTTGCGAAATGGAAAGCGCGCATCGTTCCAATGGATGCCGACTGCTGCCAGAACTTCCGGTAGATGCGGATTTTCTTCCCGCCTTCATTTCCAAGACTCACGCCCATCGTTTCGTGTTGCCCGCCGCGCGGCGGAACTTCCGTTGAGTTTCCGATGCGCTGGAACAAGCCGATCTGAAATTCCTTGGCCATTTTATTCCCGCCAAACAAGTCGCCCAGAATCGCGTTCTCGCCCTGCTTCCTTGCGTTCGTGCTGAGTCCGCTCGCTTTGGTTTTCGTAATTTCCCCGCCTGTGACCGTCGCCACCGTCGCGCCTTTTTTCGTTTTGTCTCCGGTCGGAGGCGTGATCTGCATGACCGCCTTGGCGACGTAAGCGGCTTCCTGTTTCACGACCAGACCGAGATCGACCTTTGCAGCGTCGGCGAGTCTTGCGAGCGCAAACTCCAGCTTCTTGGTGTCTGCGGAGATCGAAATCATATCACCTTCGCGACGCTGATTTCGCAGCCCGCGCCCTCGGCGTCCAAGGTCACGCGCTCGATAAAATAGGTGACGCTCGCCCGTGAAAGTGTCTGCGTGACTTTCGGTGTCGCGCTCACGCTCGACGTCAAAAGGAACACCGTGAACTTGCTGTCCTCGCGGCGCTGGTCCTCGAAGTCGGCAAACGCATTGCTCGCTGCCGCCCAGATTCCCGTCACGCTCACGCCCTGATAAGTGAACGCGACGCCCGCCTGCTCAAGTATCGCCGAGAAGTCGGAATTAATCTGCGTCGGGTCGAAGTCTCGAACTGCTGCCATACCTATGTCGCGCCTGTAAAATAAAACCGCGCGTGCAGCTCCGGCCGGTTCGCGAGTAGCCACGGCTCGGCGTCCTCGTAGCACCGCTGTGCGTCTTGCCCGCAGGTCTGCGAGCCGACGTGGTGAACGTAGGCCCGCGAGATGAAATGCCGCCGCTTCATGTCTGCGCATTGCACGTCGTCCGAGAACCAATTTATCGGCGGGAAATCGACCCACGAATCGCGATGAATCCATGCGCAGATCGGCGCGATCACCGGCGTCTCGACGATGTGCCGTTCCGACTGGTAGCGCAGGAAGTCGATTTTCCCGCGCCCGCTGCGCACGTTCTGCTCGCCGCGCGCGTAGTCCGAGCGCGTTGCGACGTAGCCGAGATCGGGCACGACCTTGCGGAGATGCGAGACATCCGCGAGAAGCACGGCCCACGTTGTCGGCGTGAAGACAATGTCATCGTTGCAAATCAGAATCTCGTCGTGCCGCTTGAACGCTTCGCGCGCGGCAAAGTTGTAGGCGTCACCGAAGTTCGCACCGACCTTGTGATGCACATACCGCTCGACGTCGCGCGGAACGTAGGCGTTCAGCGATGCGGTCATGACGTTGAGGCACGCGCCGTTGACCGTGCAAACGATGATCGCCGGCGTGCTCACGGCTTCTTCGCCGCGAGGATTTCTTTGATGTTCTCCGCGTCGATGAGCGTCACGCCGCTCGCAATGACGAGCTTGTCCCAGTCGTGCGGCGGCACCATTCCGTCCTCGATGTGCACCGAGATCATCGCGCGCTCTGGCGCCCGCGGTTGCCCTACGTCGTGGATGAACTGCTTCGACATTGCCATCGTCTCCTTGTCGTCGGGTCGCACAAGGAAAACGTGCTCGACGATTTCCGGTTGCGCTGCCGTCCCGAGCCACGCTTCACGGAAGGAGACTGAGCGCGTGGAGTCGCCGAGGGTTTTCTGCGTGAGCCGAATCGCGGGCTTTTCGTGCTTGTGGAACGCCCACTGTAAGCCGTCAGCCTTTCTCGGATTGTCCGCGAGCCGGTAAGACCGCGCGGCGAGATCAAGACCGGCCCAGCCATACCACTTCACTTCGTGCGTCCACGGCCGGTCCTTCTCCTTCGGCTCCGGTAGCGACATCATCCGTTCCGCCCAGAAGCTCGCGCGCCTGCCGTCGTTGCGCTCGAAGGCGAGCATAATGATGGAGGCGATGGCCTCGCGGCACCAAGGGAAAACGCCGTGGGCTCCCATAGCGAACTGCAAAGCCTCGCGCCGTGACGCGACGAGCCGCGCAAGGTTGAGCTGCACCTCGTAGCGAAACGAGTCGTCGAGGTTCGGGAACGAAAGCGCGATGCGCCCGAACTGCTCGGCGGCGGTCTTGTTTCCCGCGCAGTAGTGCTCTTGGTGGATGTAGAAGTATTGGGTCGCCGACTCGGCCACGCTGCGCCCGAGGATTGCTAGGTTGCGCTTGCGGTTGCCCTGCTTGATCGCGACCGGCTGGTGACGCCAGACCGGCACCGACCATTCGTTGTGGAGATCGTTCGGCAAGAGGAGCAGGTTTTCGTGGACGTCGTGATGCCAGACGCGCCCCGATGCAAACGCCGTGCGTCGAATGATACGCTCGCGTTGCAGCTTCTTGCCGGTGCCGCGCACGTCGTAGGGGCATCGGAGCATAAGCACGTCCTCCGTGAGTTCCTTGAGCCTTTCGCGGAGGTCCGCCGCATCGGTCAGCACGTCGTCGCAGTCCGCCCATAGGAGCCAATCGCCGGTGCCTTGGGCGAACGCTTGGTTGCGAGCCCTCGCAAACGAATCAACGTGCCGCCACGCCTGCGCAGTGACGCCGTTTCGGTAGTCCGAGAACACGATCGGGACCGCGTTGCGCTCGCACCAGTCGCGCGCGAGCTGTTCGGTGTCGTCGGGTTCCTGCGAGCCGATGGCGCGCACGAGGGAAAGTTCGTCGATGATGCCGACGAACGAATCGAGCATGGTTCGGATATGCGCGGTTTCGTTGCCGGCAATGACACAGAGGGAAATTGTCATGTTGTGTGTTGCCTCCGGTGTGGCGAATCGCGCCGCAGCGTCAAAACAAAAAGCCCCACGCGGTGAGGCGTGGGGCTGTTGTTATGTCGATTGAATCGCCAAATAAAAATCAATCAAAGGCTCAGGCCAAAGGCTTTGAGGAACAGAGCGAAAATCTTTGTATTCGCTGGAAACCCAAAACGGCGACGAACTTTTCGATTGATTCACGGGCGCTGGAAGAATCTGCAAATTCTCGTGATGATGCCATCCGCCGTGCTTGATTGGGATTATGTGGTCAACGTGGTGCTCGACTCCGGTTTGCTTCGTGAGCACTTCGGCGGTTTTTCGCATTTCCTCCTCGATCAAAATATTGTGTTCTGCGTGAAGCAGATTCCTTTTTAGCGTCCTGCGATTCGATGATTTCAATGCTAATCTTGGCTTGTTTTCGTTGCTCCATTTTTTCTTTCGAATCGCCGTTTTTCGCTTTCGCATATCTGCGTTCTTGTATCGGTTTTTAATGTAGTCACTGAACTCTTCTCGATATTGTGGGTCGAGCCTCTTGACCCTCATTTTCTCGCGAGCGTGCGCCAGTCTTCTCTGAAAAGCTTCAGCGTCGGTCCAGTGTTCGCCATTCACGTATCCGGTCGAGTAACCGCAAAAAACCTTTCCGTCTTCCCTGACATAGCCGTGCTTGTATCGGAGCAGCGGATTTTCTTTGAGCCATTTATTGAACTCCGCATGGCGCTTTTTTCGCTCGGTGAATGATGCGTTAAACCAAGGGTGCATAAAAAGACCCTCGTTTTACCGAGGGTCTTGGTTTGTTCAACTATTAAGTGAACTATTATGCGAATTGCGTTGTAATCAACTGACCCGCGTTCGCATTAACGACTTTTTCTGCCGTAAATTGCGACGCGCGCACGATGTTCGATTTGATCGCCTCTTCGCGATAGGTCGAGACGCCGATTGCACTGCCATACTCGCTCCAATTCAGGGTAAACGCAGCGCCGCCTCCAAAAAATCCAGATGAAGCCTGCGTGACCGAGCCGACCCAGATGAACGTATTGGCCCAGACATTACCGGCAGCAAATGCGACACCCTCGGGGGCTGTATCATATGAAGCCCTACCAATCTGGACGGAAGCCACACCAAATACCTCCGCCGCCGCTTGCGTCGAGGCGTTAAGGATAGTGTCGGACGAAATGCCAGCGCCGCGAAGGCGGTTCTGGAACTTCGTGGAAGCACGGATGCGGGTCCATACTGGGTAAGGAATGATCGCGGTCAGGTTCGTGACGCTCTCGCCCTTCGCGAGAAGGCGGTCGGTGGCCTCTTGAACGTCAGCGCCGACATCGAACGTAGCCAGATTGGCGGTCGTGTAAGCGGTGCCGCTGTTCGTCGCGGTAAACGTGCCGCTGTCGAACAGTTTCGCAGCGACGCGCAGTTCGTGCGCGAGGAGCAATTTCCGTTTCGCGAGCTTGGCGGCGATGACTTCGGCATCGAAGAAGCGGGCGACGTCGAGGGTGACGGTATCGTCAACGGCCTCCTCGTATCCATATTCCAATGCCGTGTAAGTGTCTTGGTTAAACGCACGCGTGCCGCGAGCGTAGGCGCTGTATGCAGCGCGGTTCTTGACGTCGCTCTTGAGGAGCTGACCTTCTTTGAGGACGAAGGAAGGGTATTGGCCGGCGCGCACGGGCACGTCGAGAATAGGCATGACCTGAGTGCCGATGAGTCCGGCCTCGTAGTCCTTGGCCTGCTCGACTACACCGGCGATGTCGCCGCGAAAAATGGCTGCTGAATTTGTATACATGGTAAGATTTTTTTAGGGTTTAGAAGTTCTTCGGCAGCATCTCGATGATAGCGCCAGCGTCGGAAGCGGTGGTCAGCGATTTGCCCACCGTTACGGTGCCTGTAATCGCCACTTGGCCAGAGGCCACGCTGAAGACCGTATCGCCGACCGTGACCGGACCAGCGAGCAGTGTGGCCTTGATGGTGGTGCCACCAAGGAACTGCACGGTGACTTGGTCGCCCGAGGCGGCGTCGATCATAGTGACGCCGTCAGGAAGCGAAGCGGTGGCGGAAAGACCGACCCCTCTGTTTGCCGAGATCGTTACGAATCGGAAGGCCGTTAGGGCCGAATTGGCGGTAAAGGTCCCCGCATTTTGGAATGAAGTAGCCATTGTATTTTGGTATTAGAGTTTGACGAGTTCGCCGCCTTGAACGCGCGCACGGTAGGCGGCGTAAAGGTCAGCATGGTTTTTGACCGCGAAGGAGATGGCCGAGGATTTGTCGCCTTTAAGCTCAGTGGCTTTGGCGGCGACGATGTCCTCGAACTTCTGCGCTTGCGCGACTGGTTTGGGAGCTTCGGCCGAGGCAATCGGAGCGGCTGGCGCACCGAAGGACTTGGCAAATTCTTTGACGGCGGCGAGAGCCGCAGCGTTGGCCGCGAGTTGCACGACCTCAGTCTGTGCGCTCATTGCGGCGGGTTTCTCAACGGGAGGAGGCAGCGCAGCTTCGAGCTTCGCGAGTTTGTCGTTCATGGACATCATGGCTGATTGAATCATGCCCTCGATGGCCTTTTTCATTTGGTCGTCCATAGGAATTTCGATTTTGATTTCTGCTTCGGGTTGCTCGGATTCGTCGCTCTGAAGTTGTTTCAGTTTGCGCGCGAAGAGACCTGCGTTTGCGGCTGGCTCTGAAACGAGATCAACCGAGTAGATTTCCGAGCACCGCTGCAAAGTCGTGAGCTTGTCCGCGCTCTTTTCCGACGGACCCGAGAACGCAATCGAGAGCCCGAACGTGTCGGGAATCCGCTCGGCAATCTCCAAGATGTAAGCGCGATGCACCGAGGATTCGAGCAGGTGCAAATCGCCGAGAAGCTTTTCGCCCTCGATGCGCAGCGTGTCGATGTAGCCCACGATGTCGCCTGCGCCACCGCTGTGATCGAGCTTCACTTTGAGCCCGCCAGAGTATTGCTCGGCGGCTTTCTTGACCTGCTCTAGCGTCTTGTCGTCGATCATTACGCCGTGGCCCAACGCTGGGCCTTTGGTGATGAGCGAGACGCCGCGAATGATTCCGGTCTGCGCGTCGATGACGCCTGCGGAGGCTGCGAATGTGATGACGGGTTCCATCGCCAAGGCGATGGCCGTCAAAACTAGTCCTTCTTCTGCGCCTCGCGCCGCCACCGCCAGAGCAGAAACGCAATGCCGAGGAGCGTGCCGACGAGCGCGGCCACCTCGTTGACCTGTGATAGCGAGACCATCGCAGCGGCTGGCGTTGCGGCGGTCAGGATGGCTTTGGTTTGGTCGGTGTTCATTTTTTGAATTGTCCGATGCGCTCGGTGATGACGGCGATGCTCGTGCGGTTCTCCAAAATCATATCGCGGTTGTGTTGGATTTCTTTTTCCAAGTCCTGCCGCAATTTCTCGCGTGCTAGCTCCGCTCCGGTGTTGGTCGCCTGCTTGTTGTCCGAGGTCACGACGAGGCTCACTTGCTGCCGTAGCACGGTCACTTCATGCGAGATTGAAGCGAGCGACGACATCAGATACACAACGCACGAAAAGAGGATCGGCAGCACGGCAAATGCAGCCTTCTCGATGAGCGCGTGCTTTGAGCCTTCGTCGCTCATTTTTTCGCCCTCATTTCCATGATTTTCTCAAGCGTGCGGCCCCCGAAATAAAAACTCATGATGAGCATCCCCCACTGGCCGAGGAGCGCGACGTAAGATTCTCGGGCGTCATAGCCAGCGGCAGAGGCAGCGGCGAACGCGCAGTAGAACCCCAGAATCGCCATCAAAGTCATGGGGCGGACGTTCTTCGACATCCACGAGTCTGACGCCATGTCGGCCTTGAGCCGGTCAGTGAGGTTGTTCTGCTCCACCTTGTAGGCCTCAAGATCGGCGTTCATCTTCGCCAACTCTCCACTCTGCGCAAGCTGCGCCAACTCCAACTGCGCCTTGGCCTTGGCCTCGGGGTCAGGGATGAGTTTGTCGATCAGCTTGGTGCCGATGCCGAGGATTTCAGCGAGTGGGAACATGGTTACTTTTTATTGAATAGGTCGAACAGCGATTTCATTTTCTCCTCTAATACGGCGACGCGCAGGTCGAGCTTCGAGAGCACGATAATCAGGGTGATCATGCCCAGAAAAATCGGCCACCCCTTCACGAGGATTTCGAGCGCGTCCATATGTTTACGGCGTCCAGACATACACCCGCGACACGATGCCGACGAAGTTCTCGGCGGTCACGCGCACCTTGTTTTCGTAGGCTTTGTTTCCGAGTCCCGTCATAATCCAGCCGCCAGCGTCAAGCTGTGCCGCTTGGTGCATCGTGTTGGAGCCCGCCACGTAGTTGATCGAGTAGATCACGAGCGCGCCCGCTGTGATGTCGGTGTAGCGCAGGCTCGTGCTTGGCACCGCGTAGGCCATAACCGTCGCGAGCGGGTCGGTGCCCGCGGGCGCGGCTGCGATGTATGGCGCCATCGAGCCCGTCCCCAGCACCGCCACGGCCCCGAGCCCTGCAAGCGTCCGCGCCTCGTCCTGCGTCTTGGCCACGATCCGCAACGGCAGTCCCGCCGTGAGCACCCGCTCACTCCGCAACGCAAGCCCGAGCACGACCACGAGGCCGAGCGCGAGGGCTGCGAGGAGGAGTGAGCGTTTGAGGTTCACGGCGTCGGCTTATCAGCGGCAGCGGCCTTGAGCTGTTCAATCTCCGCCAGCGCAGCGGCGAGCGAGTCCACCAGCAGATTCAGACTCTGCTGTTGGAGTTGCGTCACGATCGCGTGTTTGTGTTCGTCTTTGGTCATGTGCTTATTCCTCGGATACAAGCTCAAAGCCCGCATTGACCGCAAGGACGCCAGCAAACGCAGCGTCGTCAGTCCACGCCGCGCATTGCTCTGCCGTCGCAGGCACGAGGCCCACGGGCATGATTTCCACGCCCTCTGCGTCGAGGAGGTGGCAGTCGGCGACGGCGGTTGGCGACGTGTAGTTGATGTAACGGACCTCGAATTGAGTTCCGACTTTCGGCTGGGCGGGAGAGCCCATGGTGTAAGGAGCGATTGGGATGATGGTCATAAAATTAGTCGTTCGTGGTTTTGGCCGCTAAGTAGAGGGTGACGCCGTTCACGACCATCGTGATCGTGCGGTTTGGAGACGTTGGCGAAACGGTGTTGACGGTGTTGCCAATCGTCACCGCGCCCGCGAAGGTGGCGGCTCCGGTTAGCGACAAGTCCCCTGCTGCGGTCAGGACCATTCGCGAAGCGATAGTGCCCGCAGTATTGCCAAACCACCGATGCGCAGCGGCCACGTCAGAACGCGGGATATACAACAAATCACCCGCTAGCGCGCCGGGACCTCCCGTGTTTTGGACCGCAATAATAGAGTCAGTGGAGCTAGAGGGGGAAGACGTAATCAGGCCTAATTTTAGAGACAATCCTCCAGAGGATGCAGTTGATACCGCCGTTACGTTTGTCAAAAAAAGCCCACCTTGAAACGTGGCTAGAGGGCCAGCCAGTAGCGAACCCGCCACCGTCACCGCTCCCCCGAAATAGCTCGCGTTGGTGTTGTTGCCCGCCGACAGCCCACCCGTGACCACCAGCGCGCCTGCGCCTGCGGAGCCTGCGGTGGAGGAGGAGATGGTGACGGTGCCCAAATAATCAACGGTCAAACGAGCGTCAGCAATCGAAGCATTTGCGGAATTATCCCCTGCGTTTAGCGCAATGTGTAATTTGCCTCTTCCGTATGCATCGAGACTTTCAAAGATTGTCGCTGCTTTTTGATATGTTGATCCCGAAAATCCATAAAGTTGCCCTACCCAATTTCCCAGTGTCCCTATTGACCCAGACAATAACGCCGATGCAAAGTAATTACCTGTCGCGCTTTCAACTGTGGATTTGTAATTCGGACTCACCGTCCCGATGCCAACGTTGTTGCTCGCCGATAGCACCGTGATCGCTGCGCCAGACGTGCCCGTGCCGAGCGTCAGGGGGGTCGAGGCGGGGGAGGTGAGGGTCGCCGAGATCGGCGTCGTAAGCGTCGGGCTCGTCCCGAACACAAGCGCGCCCGTGCCGGTTTCATTCGTCACGGCGGCGAGAAGATTCGCCGAGGATGGCGTCGCGAGGAACGTAGCCACGCCGGTGCCGAGACCGCTGACGCCGGTTGAGATCGGGAGGCCGGTGGCGTTGGTCAGCGTGCCGCTGGCTGGCGTGTTGAGAATCGCACCCGCGCCCAGAGTCGCGACGCCCGAGACGGACAGCGTGCCGGTCACGCCCAGCCCCGTCGTCGCGATGTCGAGCACCTTTGACCCACCAGCAGCCACGCCGATGTTGTCCGCGCCGATGTTGTAGAGGCCGGTGTTCTGGTCGGCGTTGAACGCGAGGCTCGGATTTCCAACAGAGCCCGCAGCCGCGTGCACGCTTCCGGTCGGCGTGATCGTGCCGGTCACCGCGAGTCCGGTCGAGCTGATCGCCGCGCGAGCCACTCCGCTCGTCGCAAATCCGATCGCATTTGCCGAGCTCGAATAAAGTCCGGTTGTCGGGTAGTTCGTGTAATTCAGCGAAGGAGCCGCCGCCGTGCCGTCGTCGAGCGTGATGTTGCCATCGGTCGCGTTGATCGTGATCGAGCCCGCGCCGTTCGAGATCGAAATGCCGGTGCCAGCGGTAAGCGTCGAGTTCACGAACGCCGAGCCGTTGCCGATTAGAAGCTGTCCGTTGCTCGGGACGGGCACTAAGTCGGTCATCGAGGTCACACCCCCGCCCCCACCACCGTTGCCGCGCGCTGCGCTTAGAGTCCAGTCGCCAGCCGTTCGGCTCGGGCGCTCGCGGTTGCCGTCGATGTTCGACACGAAGCTGTCGCCGTTGATCGTGACCAAGTCGAGCCGCTGGTAGGTTTCATCTGGCATCCACCGGCCGCGAGGATTGAGCCCGCGAGGCTCCGCGAATTCTTTCCGAAGCTGGTCGATTTCGCCTGCGCGCGGGAATCGCGAGAGTTCGTCCGTCACGATTTCCTTGACTGCGTGCGTGAGCATTGACGCCGCGTCCTCGATTCGCGCCTCGGCCTTCGCGAGCAGGTTCACGTTCTCCGCGCGCTCGGCCATGAGGACCGAGTATTTTGCGGCGGTCGTGACCTCTAGCTGCTTCGACAGCTGCTCAACTTTCGCAGCGAGTGCCGCTCCGGTCTTCGCGTGTTCGTCGCTCGCGCGTGCGCGGCAGAACTCTTCAAGCTCCGTGCGAATCTGCGGCTCGGTCTCCTCGAACGTGCGCTCGATTTCCGCGCCGAGATACTCGCGAAGTTGCGGCAATTCCGAGACGAGCTGTTTCAGCTCGGAGCGTTGAACGATTGCCAACTCGATCAGCCGGTCGATTTGCGTCTGTGTATCCATAAAGGTGTTATTTCTTCGCGCTCGTTGGCTGCGTTGCAAAGGTGTGCTCGATGATTGATTTCCCGACGATCGGCTTCGCGGCCTCTCCGCATCGGATGTCGAGCTGCTTGCGGTATTGCTCGACGGCGGTCAGCCAGTCGTTCGGGTTCTCGGGCTTTTCGTGGAGCACCATCGCGACCTCGGTGGCGGCGGAAAACTCGGTGCGGCTTTCGTTCTTCGCCGAGTTGGCTTGCGGCTTGTTCAGCCGCTCCACGATTGCGTTTGCCCACGACTGCCCCGCGTCCCCTCCCCAGCCGTTCCACGCCTGCCAGCCCTTGCCTTGCGTCTTCCACGTCGCGCCTTGCTTGTCGATTTCGTGGCGGTCGAAATATGCCTTCATGCGCCGCACGGTGTCCTCGGAAAGCGGGCGCTTGTTGAGGATGTCGCGAGCGCGAGCGAGCCCGACAGCGGTCATGCCACGATTCGATGGCGTCGCTTTTTCGCGAGCGGCGAGCGCGCGTTTTGCGTTCGCGATCATCGCGTCGTTCGGGATGTAGCTGCCATCGGCGAAGTTGATCGTGACGAGGTTTGCGCTGTTCTCGACCTGCTCGACGGGCTCAGCCGGTGCGGGCTCAGCCGGTGCCGGTGCGACGCTCGCCGCCTGCGCCTCGGCCGCGCTGACGCCCACCGCGTCGCCTGCTGCGGCTGCGGCTGCGGGCGTGCTCGGCAACGAGTTTGTCGTGAGTCGGATTGCCGTCTCGGGCACGCCGTATTTTTCGGCGAGCTGCTTGACGTAGGCGGCCTCGATCGCGATCTGCTCAAGCCGCGTGAACGCGTCCGTGCCTTCCTCGGCAGCGATTTCCTGCAACGACTTCGCGCCCTGCCGGTTTTCGTTCATATTCGCGGCGCTCTCGCGGCCCACGTCTATCGAGAGCTTCGCGGGAAAACGCCACTCGCCCGCGGTTGCGCGACGCAGCGCGTGCACCATCGTCTCGCCCGCGAGCAGCGGAGGCGGTGGGATTTCTCCGCGCGCGATGGCGTCGAGAATCACGGCGTCCTTGATCGGGTCGAGGACCTTGTCGGTGAGCACGCCCTGCTGGCGCGTGAAGACGCGGTCGGCTGCGGCGAATTCGGCGCGGACGCTTGGCCCCTTAAACTCGCTTGTGCCGAATAACACTCCCTCGGGGATGCCCACCGAAAGACTTATTTCGTGCATTAAATGTTGGACGAAACCTGTAAACGCCTGCGACGGACGCGACGGCATGACCTCGACGCGGTCGCTGTTCTGGAAGTAGCGAATCATGCCGACCTCGGTCAGCTCGTTCTTCTGCTGCTGCCCGCTCGGGAGCGAGAGCGCAGGGTTTGGCTGGAATAGATTGCGCGGGTTCGCGACGCCTCGGTCGTTGAAGATCAGCGCGGCCTGCTGCGAGGAGAAACGCACGCCCGCCTTCTCGGCTTGCAGGATGTCGTGGAGCATCCGCGCGGTCTGAATCCCGCTCGCCAGATCAGACACGCCTCGGTATTGATCGACACGATTTGGATCAAAAAAGTGGCAGAACTGATTCGCCGGAATGTCCTCCGCTCCGAAATAAACGCCGTCGCGCGTCACTCGATAAATCCGATACGCGACCGGCTGGCCGAAGTCGTTCGTGATGATTCCTTGAAAGTAGTTGTTCGACGCGACCGCCGTGTCATTCGGATTGCCGATGCGCGTCGCAGGCACGAGTTGGAGCTTGAGCCCTTCGCCGCTGCGACGGATAACAAAGCCGCAGTCACCATCGACCGGCCTTTCCTCGGCGGCGAGCTGCACCAATTTCTTGAAGCTGTGCCGGTTCGTGACGTCGCAGTTTTTGCACCACGCATGGAAATACTCTGAAATGATTTGGTTGTAATCATGATCCCCAGTCGTCGGCGAGTATTCATGCGGCGTCAGGTAGAGCCCGAACTTGCGCGCGACTTCACGAATCTCAGGAGCGTTGTCCACCAGATCGCGCGCTTCATACATGAGCACCACTCGGTCCCGCTGATTCTGCGAGCTCTCGACCGGCTGCGCGTATTGCTTCGGAGCATACAGCCGGTTTGTCCGCGCCGCGTTGTATTCAAAAAGTGATTTCGCCACGCGAGCCTCCAGCCGCTTCAGCGCCCACGTTGGCGCGATGTTTTCGAGCGCGCGGTCGAGCCACGGTTTCTGAGCGATCAATTTTGACGCGTCGAAAATGTCGTTGTCCATGTTGTTCAGTTGCCGGTGAAGCTGACGAAGGTCGTGTCTGTGGACGTGCCCGCCGCGTCCGTCAATGCGTCCTGCAGATTGCCGAGCATATTGTTGAGCGCGTTGAGGTCCGCGCGGCTCACGCTTTTGCCGTTCAAGCTGTAACTTTGGTTGAGGAGAACCGCTTGAATCGCGTCAATTGTCTTGGTCTTGAGCGCGCTGAGTGTCGCGGTATCCAGTCCGAGAAATGGGTTGTCGAGCATACTTGTGCCCGAAACGTCAAACTACGCTCAGTCTTTCGTAGGCGTGTAGCGCACGACGTTGGCGATCGTCGCCATGCAGAGCATCATCGCCGAGGTGTCGAGCCCGTGATTCGGAGCGTTGCTTTTGACCTCGCGCCACTCCCAGACGCCGGTGCGAATCTCCACCTTTGACTCGCCCCGCAGGTGTTCGAGATAGAGCGGATTGACGTCTGCCGGTAGGAGCCACTTGAGGTCGCCCTTGGCCTCCAGCGCGTTCGCGAGCAGGTCTTTGAAATAGTCACCCGACCAATCGTAATAATAGACATCCCCGCCTCGGTAGTCGCTCGTGCGCGGCTCGGAGAACGGAAAGTTGATGAGCTTGTCGCTCGCGTCGTCCTTCATCGTCCAAGTCTTCCGCGCGTGCCCGCGCATCCCCCGCCATCCAAAGTCCGCGCAGTCTCGGTCCACGTCGGCGGGTCGGTAGCCACGATCTTGAGCTACGCACGCGTCTTGAACTTTGTAACGGAATTGCATCTGGCGAAGCTGGTCCCGTGTCTCGATGCGTCCGAAATAAAGTTGCCGGTAGGTCGGACCGGTCGCAGAGCTGAACGCGCCGATTTCAACCCACCAGTGGTCTTGCTGCCGGTCGATCGACATAAAGCGGATGAGCTCGCCGTCGATGCCCTCGCCGTTCGAGAACTGCGCGACGGTGTAGTCGGATTTCTGAACGAAGAGGTTCACCACCTTCTTCTCGACAATCCACGGCCTCGCCTCGCGCTTGGTCCTAAACTCAATCTTCATCTTATCATCGCCTTGCCGAACGTGGTGATTGTCGGCCTCGCAAAACTCCTCGACGAGTAGCCGCATCGGGCGGCTGACGACGGCCTCCACGCGAAAGCTTTGAATCTCCGACGGAGCGGTTGGGTTCATCGGCACGAAGCGACCGGCGCGCTTCCACCCGTTGCGCGTCGTGTCGGTGTCGGGCGACTCGTGCCCGCAGTGAGGGCACCGGAAGCGACACGAGGCGACCGCCCGCGGCACGTCCCACGTCTCGTCATCCCGCTTCGCTGCGGCGTCCCAGACCACGCCGCCGCGCAGACCGGTCTCCTCGTTTTTGTCCAACGCGAACGCGAGCGGATGCACCTTGTGGCACGACGGACATTCCGTGCTCCACTCCTGTTGGTTGCCTTGTCGAAACGAGGTGTCCTCCACGTTGCCGGTTTCAAGGTCCATGATCGGCGCTTGGCTCGTGTTGTAAATCTTCGAGCGCCCGACTTCCTCGAAGCGCGAGACGCGGGCGACGGCGTGGCCATAGGGTTCCTGCCACTTTGGGAGCCATATCTCGTCATTTATTTTGTAACGAATCGACTGGCTTTGCTGGCTTGAAATGTTCGCAGGATTAAGCAGAAAAAAGAATCCGCCGAAATAAATCTCGGTCGTCGTCCGGTTCGGCCCGACTCGCGGGAGCATCGCGGCCACGGGCTTGCAGCTCTCGAAGATCGGGTTCAGCCGCGACTTGGCGTGCCGGTCGATCATCTCGTCGGTCTGCATCGTCCACGAGATTGGCCCTGCGTCGTTGCAGATGAGCCACGGCACCCAGATGTCAGCCACGAGCGTGCCGCCGATTTGCACGGCCTTGCGGAAATGCACGCGGCGCACCAGCGGGTTTTGGAGCGCGTCGAAGATCGGAATCAGCCACGGCGAAATCTTCACGTTGAACGGGCCGCTCGTCGCGTAGGACTCGGGCAGGATGATGTGCTTGCGGGCCCACTCGTAGATCGGCGAGAGGTCGGGCTGCGGGAGGCGCAGCGTGGCGCAGAGGAGGTTGGAGGCGGTCATGAGCTCAGAGAGTAAATCCAGTCGTGCAAATCATGTGGATTCTCCCACGCTAACTCCTCGACAAAAAAACAGTCTGGCCTTCCGTCGTTCGGGTCACTCCGCCTGCACCGTGACGGCGCGTCGCTGGCGAGAATCCATCCGAGAATCTCGATGCAATGCATCGGCCCCACAGTCCCAACGATCACTCGTTCGTTTTCGATATCACGCTGCTTCACCTTGCAATGGTTACGGCTCCGGCTCCACCGCACTTCAATCCTCGTCCCGTCAATGTCCGGCACCGAGTAGACGTCAACGCCAAGCTCTGTTTTGACTCGAAGGAACTTTGCCACGGCCAGTTCGGCGCAAGCTGCGTGCTGATGGTTGAGTAGTAGCTGGTTCGGGTATTGCTCGGGAAAAGCGGACACACTTTTTTTTCGCTCCGCGCTACGCTGCCGCTCTGTCCCCTTAGCGATAGCGTGAGTGATTTCTTCCGGCGTTAAGTGGATCAAGGCCGGCTGATTCATGCGATTCCCTCCCTCGACCTGTCCAGCGCCTCGCCCTCAAACGTCGCGATGTTCGCGTTGATGACTTCGCGAATCTCGCCAAGGATAACGCCGCCTTCCACGTTCAGCTCCGCCGCGTTCATCCCGACTCCGCGCGGCCCCAGCTCCACTTCCAGCTTGAGGCGAAGGAGCAGGTTGAGCTTCTGGCCCAGAGTGACCAGCATGGCCTCGACTACTTCGCGGTCGATGACGTCACCGGCTTCGCGTTCGTTCTTGGAGCGGGCGAGGCGGATTTGCTCGCGCATGAGTTCGGCTTTGAGTTCGGCGAGGTTCTTCGTCGCCACGTCCTTGCCGATCACGTTCTCGGCGCAAAACTGCTGCCACGCTGCGAGGTTCTCGCGGCGTCCATCCTCGTGCTTTTTCGGTGCGTCAGGGAATCGGTTGCGCGCGTCGTAGATGGCTTGGCGGGAGAGGCCGAGTTCTTTCGCGAGCGTGCTCAGGTCTTTCACCCAGCCGTCGAGCTGGCCGGTCTGGAAATCGTTGAGGGCCTTCCGCTCCGAGGTCGTCAGCGTCTTGCCGGCCTTGAGTTTGACCGCGATGTTTTGGACGTTGCGGCGCGCGAGGATTTCGGACGGTGATTGCTCGGGGTCGGTCATGTCAGAAGTTGAGCGAGATCGAATACTCCGATCCGCCTCGGATTATTTCCCGAATGTAACTCGGGTATTTTTCGACGAGCTTCCTGATGCACTCAGCTTCCATCTTTTGCGTTCGGTATGATTTGCATCCGCCCTCGTCCGCCCAATGCGAGTTTTCCCAATACGCGAACCTTGCGCACAAAATTCCACCCCGCTCTTTTACGTGTCGAAGGCAAATCTCGTAATCCTCCTTTACTTGAAACTCCTCGTCGAAATAATACGTTCCGTCGTTAATAATTCCCATACACGAAGCTGTCACATAGCTTCTGAACAGGAATGGCTTGTATGGATAAACCGATCGAGTCGCGCTTTGCGTTGCGACGCCCCATATTTTGTAATCCATTTGCTCCGCTGAATCAAACATTCGCTCGAATGTTTTAAGCCATGTTTTTTCATCCAGTTTTTTATGCCTAGCCTTGTCGCTGTATAGCTTCACCCATCCCTGCATTTTTACGTCGTCGTCGATAAATACCACGCGAGGCGATCCGCAGTTTTGCAGAATCCAATTTCTTGTTTTTGTTATCCCCTTCACGTTATCAGGCACGCCCACCACGTTTTGATTTGTCCTCTTGTATTGTCCCATCTCCGATTCCGGCACGAAAATTACGGCAGACGGAAGCACCTTATCTGACTTTGTCTGTCCCGCCCTTCCTTTGCTCGGTATTGCAATGATCATTTTTTTACGCGCTTGAACGGCAGCACGCGCTCGGTTCCGACAGCATCGAACGCCGACCCTTCCTTGTAGCCGCCTCTTCGCACTTTTTTGAGATCGAAGTATGCGACCATCTCGTCCCACTCGCTTTCATTCTCCGCGATGATGAGCACATATTCTTTGTCTGGTGCCACTTGGATGCTCTGCTCGTGCACCACCTCGTCCACCTCGTCCATGATCGCGTCGGCTTCCATCATGTCGTCGATTTCCATCTGGCTGAATCCGATGTCGTCCGACGCGACGCCAGCAGCAATGAGTGATTTGATTACGTCGGGCAATGAGTCTTCCCACTCCGCAAGCTCCGCCGTCCGATTGTCCGCGATTGCAAACGCCGTGGCCTCGACGCCAGCCAGTTCGGTTCGCACGATCTGGATTTCGGTCCAGCCGAGTTCCTGCGCGGCGGTGAGCGTTCCGTTGCCGGCCAAGACGATTCCCTTCGCGTCCACGACGATGGGTTTTTGCTGACCGAATTTGCGGAGGCTCGCTTTAATCGCGTCGAGGTTTCGGCGCGAGTGTTTGCGGACGTTGCTTGGGTCGAGCGAGAGGTCGGAGAGGGGAATGGTTTGGATGTTCATGCGTCAAGATCGTGAAAAAAACGAAATGGGGGAAATTGCTCTAGGTCGCTTAACC